TAATGTCAACACACGTGTGTGTCATGACGTAATGATTTGCATTCATGCATGTGACATGCGTTGTCATACATGCGTGTGTGTTGTGACATGCACATTCATATGCATGATGCAAATTCATTACACGTGACACGTTGAACGTTACGTGTGACACATGTTGTCGCATGAATACATGCACATGAACGCATATATCATGACGTGCATATACCCCCTCCCGCATATGTATTTGCGCGCCCGGAGCGTTCGGGTGCTCGCATTATGTACAACCCGTCGAACTTTCCGTACGGACCGTTTATGCACGTGAAGTTATATCGAGGTGGTCTGGGTTCACACAGTTGACGGATCCGCATGTGACTATCGCAATTTGGTCTTTGTCACACGGACGTCCGTCGCATTCGAGGACGAGACGCCTCAGATTCGTCCTCTTATGGAGCAAGGTCACGTATGGCCGGCCGGAAGACGTCATCGAGCCGGTCCATAACCAGCACGAGTCAAGCCAGTAAGCCCGCTCGCGTATAGCCTGCAGCAGATCGTCCAGATCGCCACTTTCGGCCGCTACGTTCAATGACCCATAGCGATATTGCGCGGGTCTGTCGCCTCGTATAAGGGCCCGGCGGTACGCCTCGCGCTCGTCGCCTGTCGGTGTGGGTTGGGTGTTTGCGTCCATAGGGGGAATTTTATACCACACCCAAGAGGAGCTGGTGACGTAAACTTGCTACATGACTACAGAACAAGAATACCTCGGCAACGAGAAAAAGTGCCCTACTCCCGAGCTCCACGGGAACCCCTTCCGCTACTGCCCGAACTGCGATTGGATCGAGCCGGCCAACACCGAACCTCCACCCGTATCAAATGACTTGTTTGTTGACGAGACAGGGCGGATAAAGGTCCATAAGATCAACGTCTCGAAGCAGAAGCCCAGCCTTGGGCGGGTCGTCCTGTACAAGATGCCCGGCCAATATGCCCGTGCGATCAACGCCCGTCGGGAAGATGCTGAGATGAGTAGGCCAGGTGCGTCACGATCTGGCGTGATGGTCCACGTGGGCAACCGCGTACAGGGAGGCGACGTATTCCCCGCGGATATCGTGCGCGTCTGGGACGACGGACATGTGAACCTGCAGGTCAAGCTGGACGGCAACGACACCTTCTGGGCAACGTCCGTTGTCGAAGGCGACGAGATGGGCAACTACTCCTGGCCGCCCCGTGTCTAACATGACGGTGAGGTTCCTCGAGAAGGAAATAAACGACGCCCTAAACAACATCAAGGCTCATGATCTGTCTGCAAAGGCACATGATGAGAAGGCTGAAGCTCAACGTAAGATGAAGGCCGAGTATGAAGCCCAGTATGACGAGTTGATGCTTGACCTTGAGAAGATCGACCCCAAGCTCTACGAAATCTACCGCATCTCCGAGACCCCTCCCATGACTGATCCCCGAATGGGCCCGCCGAACCCACCCACCCCTCCCGGCCCTCGACCGTTCGGCTAAACTACTGCCCCACATCTGTTGGTGTGGGGTTAGTGGTAGAATTAGGGGCAAAAGGAGGGTACCCCATGACCTTAATTCAAGTCGCCATCTTTGATCCCAGTGATACAGGGCTCGATATCCCCGCAATGGGCAAGCAGTACTGGACGCCTACGAGTGTCCGCACGAAAGATGACTCGATCATCACGGTTCGACCATTCTCTGTCAATGTCCTCGGCTTGGCATCGTTCCCCGTCGACCCCACCGATGTAACCTGGGTGTGGAAGGTTGAATCCCACTTCCCCGGTTTCAAGAAGATCCAGTACCTGATCGTCCCTGACCAGGAATCTGTCGCATTTGCCGATCTGGTCGAAATCGATCCCCTCACGCTCGATCCGATAGCCACACCAGAACCTGCGTGGTGGGAGATGGCCCGGTCGACTGTCCTTGACGCTGAGGTTCGCGACACGGACCTTTGGCTGATCCGTAATGACGGCACAGAGTTCAATGCCGGGCACGTCAAGGGTCTCAAGGGCGATACGGGCGCATCCACGACCCTCGTCGTAGGCTCGGTCACGACTACCGACCCCGGGTCGGCCGCTGAGGTTACGATCACAGGCACTGCCCCGAACCAGACCGTCAACGTATCCTTGCCCCGAGGCCTGACAGGTCCGCAAGGTGGAGCAGGCGACCTGGTACCTGCGATTCCGTCCTCCAACAAGTCTGGTGCGGTCGCTTTGACGCTCGCGGATTTTCCCAGCACGCCCACGTGGGTTCTTACCGGCAACGTCACCGTGTCATTACCCACACCACCTGCTGACAGGTCTGCTCGGTGTCCCTCGTGATCCGCCAGGATGCTACAGGCGGGCGCACGATCACATGGCCTGCTGCCGTGAAATGGTCAGACGCAATTCCTCAGCAACCCGCTTCCGCTGCCAATTCAAAGTCCGTGATTCACCTCATGTGGGACGGTGCTGACTGGCTCGGATTGTTGGGGGGTAAGTCCTTTGCGTAGATCACAGGTCGACTGCTTGTCGCAGCCAGTTCGTAACCTTGCGAAGAATTCTCGGTGGGAAAAGAGCTCAGGGGTACAGCAAATCGTTCGCCAGAACCTCTGCATAAACCCCCGAGGTATCTTGCCCATGTTGCACTACTCGGGGGCAATGGCACAGACCATCACTCCTAACATCGTGGTCAACACCCACCCTTTGGGCATCACCCGAGCCATCAGGTTCACCTACGCACCTTCCGCTCAGAACCCCGGCCTGAACATCCTGTCGACCCCTTTGCCGAATACTACCTACACCATGACGGCATGGGTCTACATCAACTCCCTGACCTCAGAGCCGGGTGGAGGTGGCTTTGCTGAAAACGGCGTCATCTCGGGATCGAGCGTCAACGCAAACCTCGTGGGCGAGTGGCAGAAGGTCACATGGACCCGCACAACTACAGCCAACCCTGGCCCAAACTTTGGTCTGCGATTTGCCGCGGTCGGGGGAACTGGCACAGGTGACATCTTGGTCACAGGCATCATGATCGATACCATGGCCCAGGAGACACCGTTCTTCGACGGGTCGACTCCTGCCTCGGGTGACTTCACGTACGGATGGGCAGGAACTGCCAACAACGCTGCCAGCCGTGAGTATGGTGTGGGTGTGGCCCTTGCCAACAGTACAGGTAGCGCGTATCGATCGGCCTACCAGTCTAGCGATAACCCTGCAGGTCATGGCAAATTCCTACGACTCAAGACATGGACATCTGGCGTCGCAGTTGCCGTAAACCCGACGGACGTATCGATCAAGGGAGGCGTACCTCGTACAGACCTCATTTGGTTGAGGTCGAACCGTACGATGACCGTATCCATGCGTTATCGAACCCCTGATGGATCTACCGTCGTTGCTGCACCTGCTGCTAACCTCGTGGCTGATCGTTGGCAGTTGTACAGAAACTTTGCATCGCCCGCTGGAGCAGATGATATGGCTCTTGGGCCGTTGATGACGACTGCTATCCAGGCTGGGGACACCGTTGACGTTGGTCCACACCTTACAGTTGAGGGTGAGTACTGGGGCGACATTGTAGACGGATCGAAACCGTTCAGTCGTTGGTACGGCGAAACGGATCAGTCTGAATCGGTCGGGTACCCCCAGCAGTTCCTCGACATTGCCGGCAAACCCGCGGTAGACGTTGAGGGGGTAGGCTCAAGGCCGAACACGGGTGTCCCTGACGCGTTCATGCCCCGTACCTTCTACTCTGTTTACGAGGTCAACGGGAACACGGGCAACTACAACGTCCCCTCAAGTTACGGCATCGTGGGTTCCAAGGGATTTATGACCCAGACCGCTGCTGCAGCATCTGTCAACATGGCGAACCGTTATGACCTCCCGGGGGGCACATTCAACGGCGGCCTTATCTTCGGAGCCAGGACAAACCGTCGTCACGTCCTCGCTGTGACTCTCAATCAGGGTCTCACCGAGATTACAGGTTGCTCTGATGGGGGTACTGATCAGACCAAGGTTGTCGATCCCGGCACGACTGGTTGGGACGATTCCCGAGCAACGTGTACGTCCAACGCGGAAATCAGGAACGTCAGGTTCATCGTCTTCAATGAGTACCATGACCGTGCTAAACGGATCGAGATGTCCCGTTACCTCGGGAATAAGTACGGCGCTTACGTAGCCTGACTGCTGCCCCACATCGTCCTCGGTGTGGGGTCAGTGGTAGTATGGCTGTATATCCCGACAGGGCCCTGACAAGGAGCAAGAAAATGGCATCCCCACATAAAGATCCGCGTGCGATACGACGGAACAAAGAACCTGAGAAGCAGTTGGTCAAGGCTGACGGCAAACTTCGAGGCATGAAATTGCCAGAAGGCATGCTCACCGATAAGCATGGTGAACCCGAAGACTGGCATCCCATGACGAAGAAGTGGTGGGCTGCATGGCGTTCCTCGCCCCAGGCCGCAGGCATGCTGTCTGAGGTCGACTGGTACTTCATGATCGACACCGCGCTAATCCACCACAACATGTGGAAGAACGGTCGTTGGGAATTCGCCAATGAGCTCCGTATGCGAGTTGCCAAATTCGGTGCCACACCCGAGGACCGTAACCGCCTGCGCATGGAGATTGACGTCCCCGAGACAAGCCCAGTGGGCAACGGTGGCGGCAACGAAGTGACCTCGCTGGACTCGCGTCGTAAGAGGATGGCGAAGGAGGCATGACCGAAGATGATTACCTCGTGGTCCGAGACGTTAGCGATCTACGAGACATACACTACCGGGAGCCTGCCTCGAAAGCCGCACGCACCTTGTTCCTTCCTCGCATTGATCGGGATGGCCGTCGCTATCATGGTGACATCTACGTCACCGAGTGGGCTACCCAGCACCCCAACTGGCCCAAGGTTGAGCTACATCTCAAGCGAGAACTGGCTCTCATGCGAAAAGGTGGGGTGATCAAGTGCCTCGCCAGCTAATCAAGGCTACGGGCGCTGATCGGGAACGTTCGCTCGGTTGGCTAGCGACGTGGTGGATCGAATCGTTCGTGGTACAGGGTCCTGGAGACGTCGAGGGAGAACCCATTGTTCACGGTGATGAGTTTACCGGGTTCATCATCGACTCGTACATCCTGGACGCCGACGGACGTCGTATGCATGACTCCGCATTCTTCAGTCGCCCCAAGGGTTGTAATAAGTCAGGTGTGGCCGCAGAGCTCTCATTGTTCGAAGCCCTAGGTCCTTGCCGTTTCGATGGCTGGGCCAAGGGTGGGGAAACATACGAATTCCTCGGGAAGAAGTACGTGTATCAAAAGGGCGAACCCATGGGTCGACCAGTCAAGTACCCGTACGTCCGAATCATGGCTACCGAAGATGGTCAGACGGGTAACACCTTCGACATGATCTTCAACAACCTCGAGGACGGCCCCCTCAGCGCCATGAAGGCTTACGGTATGCGCGTGAACCGAGGCAAGATCGACCTGCCGTTCGGCGGCGAAATCGTACCCTCGACCTCAGGCGCTGCATCAAAGGATGGTGGTAAGGAAACGTTCGTCGTCTTCGATGAAACCCACCTTTACAACACCAAGCAGCTCAAGCAGATGTACGCTACCGTCTCGCGTAACCTCAACAAGCGTAAGAAGTTCGCTGAGACGTGGGCCCTCGAGACTACCACCATGTACATGCCTGGTGAAGACTCCGTCGCTGAGGATACGTTCCGTTATGCCCAGGACATCTTCGAATCCGAACGTGAACTTGCCGATGGTGAGAAGCGTAAGGTCAAGGTCCGTCGTGCTCGACTCCTGTTCGATCACAGGTGGGGCGACGTTGAGGACTTCACTGATGAAGAGGCACTCACTAAAGCCATTGAGGAAGCTTATGGCGAAGCCCTTGACTGGAACAGCCAGCAAGGTATCATTGACGACCTCTACGACCCACGTAGAACCGAAGAGGAAGCACGTCGATACTTCCTGAACGCTCTTACCGCTGCAACGGGTGCATGGGTGACGCCTCAGCAGATGGCGCGTGTTACCGCTAAAGGTCTGTCGTGGCGCGACATTGAACCTGGCACTGAAATCGCCCTGGGCTTTGACGGCGCACTCACGAATGACGCCACCGCACTCGTCGGCTCGCGTATTTCTGACGGTGCACTGTTCTACATCAAGATCGAAGAAAAGCCTGACGGTCCCGAGGCGAAAGACTGGGTCGTTGATCAGGTCGCCATGGACGCACGCGTTCACTGGGCGTTCAAGAGGTTCAAGGTTGTCGCGTTCTTCGCTGACCCGCCCCACTGGCAAGATTACATCGACGCCTGGGAGAAGGAATGGGGCGAGGATCTGCTCGTCAAATCGTCTCCGTCATCGGCCATCAAGTGGTGGACCAAGCGTGACGTACAGATGGCATTGGCCCTCGAACGACTCGAGCAGGCTATCGCAATGGACGAGATTGTAATCGATCCACACCCTGTGCTGGTCCGACACTTCATCAATGCTCGGCGTTGGGAGCGTCGTGGTGGTATGGTTATCGGTAAGGAGACCAAAAATTCTGTCAAGAAAATGGATGGTGCAATGGCTGCGACTCTCGCCAATGAGGCTCGTGCCACGTTCCTTTTGAAGGGTCTGGTTGAAGAACCGACCTTCGTCCCGCGTCGCGTCCGTTAAGGAGATAGAATGCCGCTAGATCAGAAGAAGATGAAGACACCAGGAACCGATGAATGGTGGCTTCACCGACTGTGCCAGAAGCTCGGCGAACGTATGCCGCGCATCAACGAACTTGAGGCCTGGATGGAGGGCAATCCGCCTACCCAGCTCAAGCCCGATGAAGAAGGTTTCGACCGCATCCTCAAGATTGCGCGTTTGAACCTCGCAGAACTCATCGTGAACGCCCCCCTGTACCGCATGAAGCCCCTTGCATTCCGCACGGCTGCTGCAGGCGACGAGAACGGCGATGAAGAGGCAGCCAAGCACTGGAAGAAAAACAACATGAAAGTTGCTTCCGCCCAGGTGCTCGAATGGATGCTGACTTTCGCTGATTCTTACACGTCTGTAGGCTTGCGTGTACCGGGCGACCGTGATTCTGGCCCGCTGATTCGGCCCGAGCATCCCCGTGACGTGATCACCGAGGAAGACCCGAACAACCCCGGGTATGCGATTGCCGCACTCAAGATTTACCGCGACGATCTGACCGACTCAGACGTTCTCGTGCTGTACCGTGACAATTACTACCGCGTTGCACGCAAGTACGGACACTCCACGTTGCCCACGGCAAAGTCGAAGCACTTCCTCATCCGCGCAGCATCATGGACGTGGGACGCACCTGAGGTTGATGAAGAGGAACAGCTCATGACCGAGGATGGCGACTTCGTCAATCCGACGTACACGGCTGCACCGCCCATTCACAACTTCCGTAACCGTCAGGGCAAGGGCGAATTTGAGAAGCACCTGCCGACCTTGATGCGCATCAACCACACCATCCTTCAGCGGATGATCATCATCGCGTTCCAGGCGTTCCGTCAGCGTGCCGTCAAGGGTGTACCCAACACGGACAACGAGGGCAAGGAAATCGACTACTCGGAGGTGTTCAAATCCGACCCAGGTGCGGTGTGGATTCTGCCCGCCGTCGCTGAGTTCTGGGAATCGTCAACCGCCGACTTCGGTCCCGTGCTGACTGCGGTCAAGGATGACATTATCCACCTGGCTGTGTCCTCCTCGACTCCGTTGTTCTCAGTTGTGCCCGATGCTGCCAATGGTTCCGCAGAAGGTGCTGCACTGCAGCGTGAAGGCCTTATCTTCAAAACTGAGGCTTGCATCGACCTCGCAGACGGTGCATTCTGCCGTACGATGGCATCCGTCTTCGAAATCGTTGGTGACGAGGAACGTGCCGACGTTGACAAGATCGAAGGCCTCTGGGCTTCCCCGCGTCGGTCCTCCCTGCAGGAACGTGCAACGGGCGCAGTCCAGGCAAAGGTCGCTGGCGTGCCATGGCGCACCGTTATGGAGAAGTTCATCGAGCTCACTCCCGACGAAATCGCCCAGGCCGAGCAGCAGAGGCTTGACGACGCATTTATGAACGGCCTGTTGGGCGTGACCGAAGCAACGACTGTACCGGGCATTACAGATCCGCCGCGCACTACTGCGCCCACACCTGCACCGACAGCGGGTGCGTAATGATCAGTCAGAATCTCATCAAGTTGATTGAACGTCAGGCGGCCCTGGTAACGGGGCTGTCTGTTCAAACCGTTCAGATGTTGCTTCAGCTCTGGTCACCGTTCCGTGAATGGACCGATCACGACGTAGTCCTTGCCATGGCTGCGAGGAGTGCAACGACAGTCGAGGCTGGCCAACGTGCGGCTCGTATGCGTCAGCGTGCGTACATGAAGTTCGTGTACAAGGAACTGAAGATCGACTACCCGCAGTCACAGGGCTTGAACGTCACGATCCCAGGTGGTGTGGACATCTACCCGCGTGGAGTGAACCCGCTCGAGGTGTACCAGCGTCCCGCTGAGCAGTACCGCTACCATGCGTCACAGGGTGCTACCGATCAGGTTGCCCTGGGCGAAGCGTTGCAGCGTGTGACGGTCCTTGCCGATACCGACCTGACCCTCGCTCGTCGTGAGGCTATGCGGGACGTGTACGAGGCCACACCAACGATCCTAGGGTGGCGTCGTATCATTCATCCTGAGCTCAGCAAACAGGGTTTCTCCTGCGGTCTGTGCGTCGTGGCTGCTGATCGTGTGTACTCACGCGGTGACCTCATGCCGATCCACGACGAATGCAACTGTGATACCCTGCCGATTACTGAGGATAATGACCCCGGACGAGAACTCAACGACGACGACCTTGAGACCATCTACGACCAGGCTGGAGGCAATTCTGCCGGTGACCTGCTCAAGACTAAGGTTTACTTCCTCAACCACGGCGAACTTGGTCCCGTTATATCGGGTGGTTCCCGCCAAGGATCGAAGCAACGAGCCCGAGCCAAGGCCGACCAGCTAGATCCAGAGGAATCGTTCCAACGTCAGATCGACATGCTGAAGAAGTCCTCAGCTAAACTGCTCGCTCGTCAGTCACGTGGCGAAGACGTACGTCTCTCGATCAACTGGCAACGAGATAGAATTGCCACACTGGAAAGGCAACTCGCAGCCATGAAAAGGATTCGTAAATAATGCCAGTACATCTCATTACCGGCCCGCCCGGTGCAGGCAAGAACACGTACATCGAAAAGCACGCCAAGAAGGACGACTGGGTTGTCGACTTCGACGTTATCCGGGACACCTTCCCATTCCTCGACACCGAAAGCCACAAGGCTATTCGTGGAACGATGGAGGAAGCCGCTAAGAGCTTCGAGGGTGACGCCTGGGTGATTCGTTGTGTCGCTGACGCAGAGAAGCGGAAGACGCTTGCTGAGTCCCTCGGTGCTATTGAAACCGTCGTTCTCGAAACCGATGCCGAGACGGCGAAGAAGCGCGTTGAAGAACGCGGCCGCCATCCTGAACGAAATCAAGAAGTATTCGATGCCATCGACCAGTGGTGGAGCCAGTATGGTGTGGTAGCATCGGATGTGATCGTAAAGCCCGATATGGGCACCCCTTCCGACACGGAGAACAAAATGCCAAAGCCGAACAATGAACACGGTTACCCGGACGAAACCGCCGTCGCTGAGATGACCACGGAACAGGCTCTTGCTTACTGGAAGTATCACTCCCGGAAGCACGAGAACCAGGCCAAGGAATACAAGACTCAGATCGAAGCGAACCAACCCGTTGACCGCGATGCCTTGAAAGAGGAACTTCGCCAGGAACTCCTGCGTGAATCCTTGCCCGGAGACGTCAAGTCGAAGTTCAAGTCCATCATCGCTGATCGGCTTTCCGACGAAGACTTCGATGAAGTCATCGAGGACTTGGACCTGACCAAATTCATCAAGGACGATGGTTCCATCGATGAAGACCGCGTCACCAAGAAGGCAAATCTCATCGCCCCGCCTGCTGTCAAGCAGGTTCAGCGTCGCACGCCGCCGGTTCGTACCCACCAAGGTAACCAGCAGCGTCAGACGACTTCAACCGTTGCTTCCGGCAAGTCTCTTTTCGAAGAGTTCTCCGGTAAAAAGAACTAGGAAGGATAGACAATGCCTAACCGCGTCGAAACCGCTGCACTGTCGGAAGGTGACCAGACTTGGCTTGCTTCCACCCACGGGATTCACAAGAACCCGCAGGGTAAGCTGAAGCTCGCTTCGTTCACCGTCCCCGCAGGTCAGGGTTACATCAAGTCCGGTACTCCTCTCGCCATCACTGGTGTAGGTACCGCCAATGAGGAACTCGTTCCTTACAACGCTGCAGGAACAGGCGAAGTTATCAAGCTCGCCGGCTTCCTCCGCAATGACATCCCCGTTGTTGCCGGCTCCACCGACGTCTACGCCAACGTTGCGTACATCGATCACGGCCGCGTACGCACCAAGCGTCTGCCCGTCGCCTTTGCTGTCCCGACGGACGCAAACGACGCCACCACGATCACCTACATCACCAACTAAGAAAGGGAGTGAAACCAAATGCCTTTGTGGACTGATGTTCTTGAACCGGCTGAACTGACCGGTTTTGCCCGCGCCTCTGTTCAGGCACACGAAGATCGGCACGGCTCCCTTGAGCGCTACCTGCCCAACACCCACGTGGATGACACCCACGTAGAGTTCAAGATCGGCGAAAACGGTCTGCAGGAAGCCGCTGAATGGCGCGCATTCGATGCCGAGCCGTCCATCGCTCGTCAGGGACAGGGTAAGGGCCTCAAGCTCGAACTGCCTGCTCTCGGTCAGAAGATGCCGGTATCCGAATACCGCTCGCTGCGTATGCGGAACGCCTCTGACGACATGTACCGTCAGCACATCCTCAAGACGACCAACCAGATCGTGCGTGCAATCGCCGACCTGATGGAAATCCAGCGAGGTGTGGTTCTCGACACCGGCAAGGCTACCGTCAACCAGCGCAACTTCGCGTTCTCTGACGACTTCGGCCGCCCGTCCGCTCACAACTTGACTGCTGCCACCTTGTGGTCCACGGGTACATCCCTCAGCCGTCTCGACATGCTGCTCCAGTGGGCACAGCTGTTCTCCGAGACCAACTCGGGTACCCCGGCTGGGCGTATGCTCATGTCCACCCGCGTTTACAACTCTCTTCGCGCAGGCGATGAGTTCGTGAACCAGGTGACTGGCCGCCCCATGTCCCGCGGTGAAATCAACACCATCCTCGTAGACGAAGGCCTCCCGGCCATCGACATCTACGACCGTCGGATCAAGAACTACGAGGGCGTCACTTCCCGCGTAACCAAGGATGACACCATCCTGTTCCTGCCGGCTCCGGGTGCAGGTGGAGAATCCGAACTGGGTGCAACCTACTGGGGCACCACCCTGACGGCCACCGAGCTGGATTGGGCCATCGAAGATACCGAGCGTGCGGGTATCGTTGCGGGTGTTGTCAAGACCGACAACGTCCCCGTGATCACCGAGGTCGTCGCCGACGCCATCGGTATGCCCGTACTGGGCAACGCTGCACTGTCCTTGGCTGCCAAGGTTCTGTAGCACAACCTGACAAGGTGTGGCTGGTGCTCCTACATCGGCCACACCTTGTTTTCTACCTAGGAGGGTAACAATGGGCAAGACACTCAATGCAAATGTTCTCGTCACCAACGAACGGAACGAAATCGAGGTCCTCGAAGCAGGTTCTGAGGTTCCCGATTGGGCCAAGGATCAGCTAGGCGACCACCTGTTCGCTCTGACCCTGGGCACTGATTCCACACCAGAGGCACAGGCTCCTCTTGGTGCTTCTGAACTGGAGCGTATCCAGGTCGAGGAAGCCGCTGCTGCAAAGGCGCGTGCCGACGCCGAGGCTGAGTCCAACGCACTGGCCGCTGCTGCCGCTGGCGAAGAGGTCGACGAGGAAGAGGTTGTTTATGAGGACCTCACCAAGGACGAGCTCAAGGCTGAGGCCAAAGAACGCGGTCTCTCCGGTTACTCCTCGCTGAGTAAGGAAGAGCTTGTCTCCCTGCTCGAAGAGGATGACGCCATCAACGCCGAAACCGAGGAAGCCGAGTAATCATGGCTAACGTCCTAGCTGTCACCCTCGACGAAGTCTTGGAATCGTATGAGGGCATTATCGACACAGATCAGGTCCGGTGGGCTAACAACACGGTGGATCGGGCTGTTCGTGAACTCATTAACAAGATTCCATCACTTCCGGACAGGGTGGCAGCTGGGACCCTCGACCGTGAGTACGTCGTTGACAAAGTCGCTGAGG